GCGGACAGGAACGGCGTGTCGGTCGGCGTGATCGCGAAGAGCTCGCCGACGTAGTTCGGCAGGTTGAAAGTCGTGCCCTGCCCGGTGATACCAGCCATGCTGGTGTCCTCCTAATGGATGGGGCAGGCGTGTGCCTGCCTACTGGTTGATCAACATCTGGCTTTTGAGCTGCATCGCCGCATTCCAGTCGCCCTTTGCTTCTGCTGCGGCGATCTGCGTCTGAAGGTCGGCCGGTGCTCCGCGCCCGCCCTGTGTCGGGTCCGGTGCGGGCCTGCGGGCGCCCTGCGGCTCGGTGGCCGGGAAGAGTGCCTTCAGCGCCTCGGCGTCGGAGGCGAGTTCTTCACGGGACGTGCCCTGGAGCCGGGCCGCCTGCTGGGCGGTGAGCCCCTTCTCGGTGGCGACTTCGAGCCGGAGACGCCCGAGGCGTTCCTTCTCGTTGTCCGCCTGCATCTGCTGGAGCTGCTCCGACAGCCGCTCGACTTCGGTCTTCTCGTCCTCGGGGACGTGCTGGCCGCTCCGGATCGCGTCGACCAGCTTCGCCAGCGGCGCGAGCTGCTTGAGCTGCTCCGCGTACTCATTGGCGCGCTTGCGTTCGGCCTCAAGGGCTCTCTTGCCGCCCTCGCCGAGCGGCTCGTCCGCCGGCTGCGGGTCGCCCGCGGCAGGGACTGGAGGCGGCGCGGCCGCCTGCGAGATCGGGCCGCCCTCAGGCGGCGTAGACGGGTTGGGTTCCTGGTCGGCCATCGCGGTCTCTCCAGATCAGGCCCGGCATCGCGCCGAGCAGGTTGCGGCTACACGAAACCGCGGACCCGCATCAAACGAGCCCGCCAGTCCTCTTGGATGTAGCCGTTGGCGGCGAGCAGTTGCAGCGCGTGCTCGCGGTCGCGGGCGATCGCGTAGATCGCCTCCGGCATGAGCAGGGCCCGCCGGTCTTTCTTCCGCCCCGAATAGGTCACGGGGAGACTGAGTCCGTTGCCGAGGTCGACGCTCTGGAGCGTCCTGCGGGCACCGGCGATACTGTCGGCCACCGATAGACCGGAGGCGCGGCGGCGGACGTTCACAATCCTGCGAAGGTCAGCGCCGTCACGGATCGCTTGCGCCCCCGCGGCGGTGAACACCTTGTCCTGCTCGGCGCGGGAAAGACTGTTGAAGTACGCCATCGGGTTCGTGACCTCTTCGACGTCCTCACGAGACCCGACAGGGACTTGAATGCAGTCACACCTGGGGTGACGCTTGAACGCCGTCCTCCAGGACGACACCTCACCGAGAAGCACAATGCAGCGACTGCATGAGGGCGCCGAGAGCGCCCGCGCGTACATCTGCACGCCCCGCGTGGCCCCTGCAATGGTCCCGGCGACCCGGAACGCGTCCTCGATCTGCGTGGCAACGATCGCCAGCAACGCCGTAAGCCCCTGCGTAAGCGCCGCTTCGAGAGCGGCGCCTTCCGACAGTGCAGTAAGGGTCGTCGACGTGGGCTGAAGCAGGAGCGTATCGAGCGGCCTGCCGTCCGAAGCAACCCCGACGAGCCCTGCCGGATCGATCTGCCCTACCGGGTCGTGTTCGATACCCTGCTGGTCGAGCGCGGTCGCAATGTATTCGTCGGCGGTCTGCCCGGCGAGCAACTGCGCGCCGGCTACAACGGTGGTGATCCTGGGGATTTGCGCGGCCCATGAGGACCGGATGTTGCCCTCATCGACGCGTCGCCACAGGCGCTTCGCTTCGGCCAGGGCCGCGGCGTTCGTCGCCTTCAGCAGCCGCTGCCTGCGGTGCGCCGTCTTGAACGCCGACGGAACCTCCATCGTCACCGCCTGCCGTGGTCATGTCGATCTGTCGGCCGAGCATCGTCACCGGGTCGAGCTCTCGGGCTTTCTCGTCCTCTTCTTCCATGCGGGAGATTTGGACGTTCGTGTAGCCGAGGTCTTCGCGGGTCTGGCGGAGCGGCACGATCGGTGTCTGGCCGCCCGGGGCGGTGTAGAGCTTGATGGCGGCGTCAGCGGACTGCGCGATGGTCGGTGTAGCGGCGTTGCGCCACATCGTCTCCATCCGGTGCAGGGCAGGGTCGTCAGCGGTGGAGGGGTCTTGGATGCGGCGGACTTGCCGCATGACCCGCTCCCACGAGCCGCCGAACGCGGTCTGCTTCCGCTCGGCGCGCTTGATCAACCTGGACTCGGCGGAGCGGATCGCATCGGCGGAGGCGGGCTGGTCGGTCGCGTACCCGAGGTACTGCGGCGGGAGCCCCGCGAGGGCGGCGACGACGTGCGCCATCGCGTTGATCGCCTGGATGAACTTGTTCAGGTCCGCGGTGGAGAACTCGAACGTCTTCGCGTCCGTGGCTTTCCCCGGGATGGACAGGAGCTGCCCCATGAGCACCTGCGTCGGCGACAGGACGTTGCCGTCCTTGTCGCGGAACTTGTCCGGCCCGACACCGAGGAACCCCCGCTGTGGGATCGCGACGAACTCCGCCGCCACCATCATGTCCGTGGCCAGCTTGTTTGCGGCATCCGACAGGGGCAGTACCGAGGCGAGCTCGGAGCGGCCGTAACGGAGCTGGTAGGTGTTCGAGCGGGTCCGACGGGCCTGGCGGAGCCGTGGCCGGTTCACGATGGGGGTTACCGGGACCTCACCGAGCTTGTGTTCGTCCCGCTGGACCTCTTTCCAGGCGCCGCCGGTCCAGTCGTACCAGATCGTCTCGTCCGGCAAGTACAGGGTCGCGGTCCGCTCGCCCATCCTCACCAGCGTGTCCGGCTCGGTGACCCGACGCAGCGCCGCTCGGACGCTGCGGTCCCTGGGGTCGATCGCCGCAAACAACTCCAACGGCGACTCAGCGGTCACCAGCGGGATATCAGAGTCCTCGCGGGAACCCACGGCCACATACGACCGCGACAACGCCAGAGCATCCACGTGCGCTTGCGGGGCCTGCTCGTCGAGGTCGTTGTACTGCCAGACCTTCCACAAGTCCTCATCGGCCTTCTCCGAACCCGGCAGCCGGAACCCGGTCACATCCAGGCGTTCCTCGATCGCATCCACAACCAGTTGCGGCCAACCGATGATCACCGGCTGAAGCCGGTCATGGACCTCAGCGAGAATCTCCGGGTGCATGTAGGTGAGGGCCTGCTCGCCCTCGTAGTAGGCGTCCAGCTGCTCCAGGCGCGGCATCTCCGCGTCATGCTGCTGCGCCAAATACAGAAGCCAATCTTCAGGTTCCGTGGGGTACGGCACGGGCACCCCCTTCACCTCATGACGATCACGTACTGGTTGAGTTCTGGCCAAAGTTCGGCTGCCGTTGCGTCACAAGCCGCTTCATGGCACAAGATGCTGGTCACGCAAGCGTCGATCTTCTGCGTCGGGCTGGGCTTCTCGAGCACGTACCGGTTGTTCGTGCGCGGGGCCTTGCGGGCGTTGCGGACATGCACACCAGTGATCTCGCACCCGTCATGCGTCCACGTCGCCTCGTCCTTGGTGACGTCCACATGCAGGCGTTCAGCCGCGGCGTGCATCTGCGTCAACCGGCCAGTCGCCCACCGGAAGATCACGTCATCGCCGTACGTCGCCGACCAGTTGTCGATCTCTGTCGACCACCACCACGGGTCGCAGTACATGCGGACCACCGTGAACCGGGTCATCAACTCGTCGATCGCCGCAGCGACCTCCAGGCGCGGGATCTGACCGCCGTAGTCGGCAGGATTCCAGATCGTCGGCAGCCTGTCCGGCCCGTAGGTGGGTGTGAACTGGTGGCCGTCCTCGGTCTCGGCGCGGATCGCCGTCCAGTCCTCCGTGTCCGACCCGTCGAACCCGAGCACGATCGCCGTACCGTCCTCGACCCGCCGGAACGTCTGCCGGGACTCCCATTCGGCGACCTCGAGCCAGTGGCCGGCGCCGTAGACAATCCGGTTGCCATAGAACCGCTCCGCCTGTGCGGGGTCCTTCTCCATCAGCTCGACGGCTTCGGCCTCGATGCCGTCGATGTTGACGTGCGTCGACCCCGCGTACACGTACGAGAGGATCCGGCGGCGTTCGGCCTTGTTCTTGAACGACCATTGGACGGGTGGCGGCTCGTAGAACCGGAACACGTCCTCGACCGAGGACTCGAACGTCCGCTGCGCGACACTGTCTTCGCTCGGGTCCCACGGGTTCGTGGTCTCAATGCTCCGGCCGCCCATGCCCGCGAGGCCGCGGCGCATCGTCTCCGCGACTTTCCGGAGCTTGTTCGTGTCCGTGTACAGGCCGGTCTCGTCTTGCATCGCGAACGTGATCGGGTTACCCAGGCGGGCCTGCGCCGACGAGGTGACCGTGTCGATCCGGCCGCCGTTGCCGATCCGCACGAACTCCTCGCCCGCGCGCATCTGCTCACCCAACGGGCCAGAGCGGATCATCTCCTGCAACGGCCCGAACACGTTGTCGACCTGGTCCTCAGCAGTAGCCAGCAACTGAATCAACGGCTTCGGCCACGGCATGCCCATCGGCTCGCCCGGCTCGTACACGTACACCCAACCGCAACCACACCCGTGGTCGCGACAGTCGTACACTTCACCGCCGCCAGCCCACCCGGCGAACACCACCGGCCCGACCGCCTCAGCCGCCACAATGGACGCACTCCATGGGCCCTTACCGGTCTTCTGCGGAGCCACAACCAGGCTGCGACGGTTGTGGAACGCCGGAGCGAGGATCGGCTGCTCAGGAACCCACAGTGTGTCCGGCTTGACCCGGTAGTGGTTGAGCGTCGCCCACAACTGCCAGTCGTAAAGCTCGAACCGCTTCCCCCGCTGAAAACCATCCGGGACAATGCAATGCTGCTCTATCCAGTCCGGGACAATCCACAGGGTAGGGAAGTCGACGACATACTCAGGCCGCGCCGGCGTCGCCATGGACGACCCTGAACCTGCTCCTCGACGAAGCCCTCGGTGCCGGCGCCTCTTCGGCCTTCGCCTCAGCCGCGGCGCCGATCGTCCAGCCGTTCTCCTTCAACCCCGCCGGCGTCATCCCGATCTGGTCTCCCAGACGGATCATCGACGCCACATCAGCAGCTGTCGCGTCCTTCGACTCCGCCAGCGCACACCGGCGAACCCAAATCGCGATCGTCTGCCACCGCCACGGCTCATCAATCCACGCCCACGCCTGCGGCGACGTCCACGCCGTGTTCCACAAGTCCGCCTCGCGGGGTGTCGTGTCCTTAAGCGGGAGCGGCGGGTACGCCCGGTTGTACGGCGTGCTCGGCAACACCCGCAGCGCGGCACGCGACGCCCCTCGAAGCGAATTCGGGTCCGGTTGCGGGCCCGAGCGGTTTCGTCCGCCTCCACTGGCCATGATGGTCTCCTCGGGCCGCATCGCGCGGCGTCCAGGGTCGTCGGGGAGCATCGCGCCACCCCAAGATGATGTCACTCTGAGTA